AACCCGATCAGGCTGGATGGTGGGACCACGGCTCTACTCGGGTTGAACGGGCGCGGCGAGCGGTGGGGTACCTGGTCAAATACGCTTCGAAAGGGGGGTTGGTGGATGAAGATTCGGTGCCGAAGGGTGCCCGACTCTATGGCGTCGGCAATGCACTAGACGAACGCCATGCCGTCCGGCGCTCTCGGTTGCCGGTGTGGTTGGATAAGGCTTCGAATCCCGCCGGAGTGCCGAAGCGCGTTGCGCGGCTCGGGTGGGTCTGCGACGTAGACGGAACGGTTTTCCGGAGTCCGTTCGAATTTCACGTGGGACGTGATTCGGACGGGCATTATTGTGTGGTGTTCATCAATAGGGGTACGTATGAAAATTGAAGTTAAGTCAACGCAGACCACGGAGAAGTCCGGGACGTCTGCGAAGGGTCGGCCGTACAGCATTCGCGAGCAGGAAGCGTGGGCGACGCTGGACGGCGAGTATCGGCGGCTTCGCATTGGCCTGGAGGATGGCGCGCAGCCGTATGCGGTCGGCAATTACGCGCTGTCTGAGTCGTCGTTCTCGGTGAATCAGTACGGCTCGCTTGAAGTCTCCCGCGTCCGTTTGGTCGCGGTGAAGTAATGTCCCCTCGGTTCTCGCCAGGGGCGGCGGCCAGGTCATAGACCGTAGGTCCGTGCGGTCCCTGGCGGGAATCGTCTTGGAGTTCTCTGTATGCCATACGTCATGACTTGCGAGGGTGCGACGAGTGTCCCCGGCGATCCGGCGACAGTCGTCGACACTTGCACGGCGGCCGGGGGCGTCGTGTCATGGGTCGAACAGGGAAGCGCTCTGCCTGAGCTTGACCTGGCAGGGGGCGCGCTGATTGGCGGCGCGGTCTTGGCTTTGTGGGCGGCGGCGTGGGCGTTTCGTGTCATTGCTCGTCAACTTTGGAGTTCCTGAAATGCGCAAGTACCTCTTGGCGGCTCCGGCCGCATTCCTGCCGCTGCTCTCGCACGCGGCCGCCGTCGATGTGGCCGATGTGGTCACGGACATCGGCGCGCAGATCACGCCGGTCACCGCCATCGGCGGCGGTGTTCTGCTCCTGCTCGTCGCCATCAAGGCGTTCAAGTGGGTCCGTCGCGCGATGTAATCGCGCTCACCGGGGCGGTGCCTGCGGCCGCCCTGGTACTCCGTCCGGGGGTTCCAATGGAAGGTTGGTTGTTGCTGCTCGCATTCCTCGGTGCCGCATGGATCATGTTTCGAGACTGATCTCGGCGTCGTTGTTGGCGCTCGTGTCGTTCGGCGCGGTAGCTGCGACTTGCGACGATGATCCGGTCATCGGTGAGGGTTTCGTTTGGCGTTCTATGCAGTCCTGGGCGAATCCGACGCATTGCCAGAACATGAGCGGGCCGGAGGCCGTGCTGGCGTGTTCTGAGCCGCGGTATCTGGCGATTTACGGCGCTGATTATTCGATCACGTACAGCGGTCCGATGTCGTGCACGGCTTCGGACACTTACGGGTGTCGCGCGTATGGTCGAGCGGGCTCGCTGTACTGGAATTTTGAAGGGAACCAATATTATCAAGGGGCGGTGTCGATCACCGCTAATCGTCCGGTCGATGTCGCGCCTAATGAATCGTTGTGCACGGATCCTGAGCCGGAATGCGGCGACGGAACTAAAGGGCGGTTGCAGCCGACGCGCGCGGCGTCTGCGACGCAAGTAACGACCATTATTGGGTCTTGCCTGGATGGTTGTGCGGTGTCGGGGGTTCGTGTCGATCCAGTCGGTATCAACAAAGAGCCGGACGGTACCTTTTATTTTCTGCCGTTCGTGAAGTTCTCGGGCGAGGCGTGCGCCGGTGGCGAACCGGAAATTCCGCCAGCAGATCCGACGCCGGTTGATGAGCCGAGCGGAGAAATTTGCAAAGAGTCGGCGGCGGGAACCGACGTCTGCACGGCGTCGGCCTATGGTGAAAACTGCGGGTATGTGAACGGTAATTTCGTTTGCCTTGGAAAGACCGATGCCGACGAATGTTGGGTAAACCCTGACGGGTCGCGGCTCTGCGGTGATACCGCGCCGACTCCGCCAGTGCCGGACAATGGCACGCCTGGAGTGAAGGCAGCGCCGACGGATCAAGTTTCCGCGGTTGCTCCATCGGGGTCCGGCACCACGTATAACTATTACAATTCCGCGACGGTCGCAGGTTCCTCGCGTGATCCTGGTGATTCGGGAGCGAATCCGAACCGCCCGTCATCGGCGGATCCGAGAACCGAGCCGACTCCGGTGACCGGATCGGGCGGTGACGGGACCGGCATCGACATCGAATTCCCGTCCGGCGAGGCATCGGGCGGCGAAACGTGCGCTGTAGCGCCAACGTGCACGCATGATGATCCTGTTCAATGCGCGATGCTCAATCAGCAATGGCGTACGCGCTGTGTCGATGCGATCGCGGCGGAAGATTCCTTAGCGGCCATCGGCGCGACCGAAGCGGAACAAGAGGGCGACCTTACCGGGGGCGCGGACCCGATCGAAATCACGTCATTGAACGCCGATGGCGGATTCTCGGGGTCGTGTCCTGCGCCGATTAGCGTTACGGTGATGGGCCAAACCTTGTCGCTGGATATTTGGTTGCGCGCGTGCGAAATGGCGGTGCTGTTCGCGCCGGTCGTAATGATGATGGGCTATCTAATTGCCATTGGAATTATCGTTAAGGGAGTGAAGGCGTAATGGCGTTTCCGGTGGCAATCACGCTAGCGTCGGTGCTGTCGTACATCGCGGTTTCCCTGGTGACGCGCGTTTTGCTGGCAATTGGTTTCAGCGTTGCCACGTACTACGGAATCGGGGAATTGTTCGCTGAGGCGGAAGCGTTCGTCTTTTCGAATTTCGGCGCGACTAGCAATTCGATTCTGCAAATTCTCGCAATGGCGCGCGTGGATGACTTCATGCGGCTGATGTTCTCGGCGTATCTGGCAACTCTTTCGCTAAAAGGGTTGACGGCTGCGGGTGGCATCGCCGTCGGGCGTTGGCTGACGAATACGAGCGGAGGATGATCCCGTGGCAAGCATTGATGTATCAGCGGTCACAACTGAAATTGCGGCACAACTTCCCGCGTTGGCCTCGGTGGGCGTTGCGATTCTTTCGATATATGTGGCGCTGGCTGCCTTCAAGTGGGTTCGTCAAGCGCTGATGGGCGTTGAGTCAGATTTCGACTGGAACGATTCGGTTGATACGGATTCCATGCCAGACGCGGACGTCGTGCATCCGGATGAGGACGAACCGAACGAATGGTCGGATTATCAGGACCCGCGCGATACTATGTCGCCGGAAGAATTCGACCGATGGGAAGCGTCGCCGTATCGGTGACGTTAGACGCGTGGGGGCGCGATGCTCAATCTAATCACGGGGCAACCTGGCAATGGGAAAACACTTTTCACTCTGGGCCTGGTTGAGAAACTACGTCTTGATCCTGCGAGCGTGGCAAGCAACCGGGAGGTTTATCAGTCGGGCATTCCGGAACTAAAGCTCCCGTGGAAAACGCTGGATGATCCCGCGAAATGGTGGGAATTGCCGAATGGGTCCATCGTCGTCATTGACGAGTGCCAGCGCGTATTTCCACCTCGCAAAACAGGTGCGGCTGTGCCGCGCGCTGTCTCCGAATTTGAGACGCATCGCCATCGCGGGTTTGACGTCTTTCTCATCACGCAACATCCCCAGTTGCTTGATATCGCTGTGCGGAAGCTCACCGGGCGGCACTACCACCTAAAGAGAACATTCGGCCAGGATTCTTCGACGCTTCTTCAATGGGAGGAATGCACGGACCCGAACGACCGGAGCGCGCGAAATAAAGCGCTGGTGTCGCGGTTCAATTTCCCGAAGGAGCGCTTCGACCAGTACAAGTCGGCCGATATGCACACGGTCAAGAAGGAGCTTCCCTGGAAGCCGATTCTCACGTTGGCGGCGGCTGTGCTTGGTGTTATTGGTCTGGGGTGGTTTGCGGCCGACCGGCTGATGAGTCAGGGCGAAGTCGAAACGGAATCCGCGGAAGTGCGGCCAGGTGGCGAGCGTATCCCGCCGACCGATCAATGGAACGCAGCCAGCCTTACGCCGCGGGTGCCGCATTGGCCTTGGTCGGCTCCGCACTACGACGGCCAGGTTAAGTTTGTGTCGGTGCCGCGGATAACCGGGTGCATGTCTTTGCAGGTCGGCAACGTGCGAACGTGCAAGTGTTATAACGGCCAGGGCGACGCGAACGTAGCGCCCGACGTTTGCCGCGATTTCATGGCGGGACGCGTGTTCGATCCGACGCGGGAAGTGCCCGACATTAAAGCCGAGAACATTGCACGGTTGGACGCGGCCTCTCCAAAAGGAAACGGCTCCGGTTCCGACGGAACCGGAGCCGCGGAACGGCCAGTCGTCCCCGGCCGTTAGGCCTCAGGCGCCGTTGCTTCGAAGTATTCGGCTGGCATCGCATCCAGCCATTGCTCGCGGATGCCTCGCAGGAACGCCAGGTCGCTCAATGTCGCGGCGAACATATCGGAATCTGCTTTCAAGTATTCAAGATTCCGCGAGGTCTCGCGTTGCAGGCATCCTAACGCGTAGCCGATTTCGGCAAGCTGGCGGCGGGTCATCTGCACCGTAACGGTCAGCTTCTCATTACCAGTCGGATTCGGAAGTACAGTAATCATGCTGCTCTGCTCCTGGTTATAGGCGGTCAATAAGGGCGGTCCGATGGGCCATCGCAATTAGGTGTCGGTGCTGGGCTTGCGTTCTTGCCGTGGATCGTCGGGAAGAATCGGCCACAATATCGGCATTGATCGAACGGGCTTCCGATGACGAACTCCAAAAAATGTTCTTGCTTCCGGGTCCATTCAAACGGCAATCGGTCGGTGTGCGGCTTCATTTCGGTTTTCCTGACTGTAAAAAAAAGGCGGCCTCACTACCCCGTAGACCGCAACCGGCCCAGGGCGCGGCAACTGTACTTCACCCGCCGTCCGAATTCCGTGACAGGGTTGGTAGCTGGCACGGAATTCGGCAAGCCGCCATCCTCGACCGTGGCCGTGCGACAGCGGCAAACCGAGGCGGGTCAGGATTCCCCAGGGCTGCGGTGCGACGCGGGAAGGGCACGTTCTACGGGCGCGTTAGCGAAGCATCTTGGGTAGGGCGTCCGGCATCTCCGGGCCGCGGGGGAGGGCGTAGCCTTCCCCAGGCCCGCAACGTAGATAACACTTGCATCGGCTCGTTCTCTTTGCTACGTTCGCGTCGTGGCTGCCAACCTCAAAGAAAACCCGCTCCAACCTCTAGCCGAGACCCTGGCGCAAGAGTGGTATGTTTCAGGGGTCCGCGGCGGCCATTATCTAAGTGCGTGCGAAAGTGGCCTAGACGCTGCCCTAGCCGTGGCAATGGACCTTGCGCGGCGCGGTTATCGCGTGTCGGTGCGCACGGTCGATCCGGATGACCCGGATTCCGTAGCGTTCGAAGTTTGGAGCGATACGCTGTGACATTGCCCTTCGTCGCACGGCATGGGACCGGGTGCGGCCGCGTAGCGGCCGCCCCGGTGCCTGGGCTTGTCGATAAGGAAACAAGTAACGATGACCGCCCGTCCTTCTCGTGTACGCGCACCAATCACGGCCTCAAGCGCGACATATATCGCGAACTTGACCTCCAGCGTCGTTTGCGCAAATTGCGGCGCGTTGTTGTGGCTTCGGCTGAGGCTTGCCGTGATTCCGCAGAACGGGCAGGCGCGCGCCCGTCTGCTGTCATGGTCACGGCGACCTACAGACCAGGCGTTGAATGGTCACCGCGGCACGTGTCGCAGCTCACCAAGCGTTATCGGGAATGGTGTAACAGTCGCGGCTTTGCTTGCCGCTATCAATGGGTGCTCGAGCTTACTCGGCGAGGGGTGCCTCACTATCACGTGTTGTTCTGGCTTCCGCATCATGTCCGAATCCCAAAACCCGATCAGGCTGGATGGTGGGACCACGGCTCTACTCGGGTTGAACGGGCGCGGCGAGCGGTGGGGTACCTGGTCAAATACGCTTCGAAAGGGGGGTTGGTGGATGAAGATTCGGTGCCGAAGGGCGCCCGACTCTATGGCGTCGGCAATGCACTAGACGAACGCCATGCCGTCCGGCGCTCGCGCTTGCCGGTGTGGTTGGACAAGGCGTCGAATCCGTCTGGAGTGCCGAAGCGCGTTGCGCGGCTCGGGTGGGTCTGCGACGTAGACGGAACGGTTTTCCGGAGTCCGTTCGAATTTCACGTTGGGCGTGATTCGGACGGGCATTATTGTGTGGTGTTCATCAATAGGGGTACGTATGAAAATTGAAGTGAAGTCAACGCAGACTACGGAGAAGTCCGGCACGTCTGCGAAGGGTCGGCCGTACAGCATTCGCGAGCAGGAGGCTTGGGCGACGCTTGACGGCGAGTATCGGCGGCTCCGCATTGGCTTGGAGGACGGCGCGCAGCCGTACGCGCTCGGCCAGTACGCGCTCGCGGAATCGTCCTTTGCTGTGAATCAGTACGGGTCGCTGGAAATTTCCCGCGTTCGTCTGGTGGCGGCGAAATAATGTCCCCTCGGTTCCTGCCAGGGGCGGCGGCCAGGTCATAGACCGTAGGTCCGTGCGGTCCCTGGCGGGAATCGTCTTGGAGCTCTCTGTATGCCATATGTCATGACTTGCGAGGGTGCGACGAGTGTCCCCGGCGATCCGGCGACAGTCGTCGACACTTGCACGGCGGCCGGGGGCGTCGTGTCATGGGTCGAACAGGGAAGCGCTCTGCCTGAGCTTGACCTGGCAGGGGGCGCGCTGATTGGCGGCGCGGTCCTTGCTCTGTGGGCGGCGGCTTGGGCGTTTCGTGTCATTGCTCGTCAATTGTGGAGTTCCTGAAATGCGTAAGTTCCTCGTGGCGGCTCCGGCCGCGTTCCTGCCGCTGCTCTCGCACGCTGCGGCCGTCGATGTGGCCGACGTCGTGACCGACATCGGCGCGCAGGTCACGCCGGTTACCGCCATCGGCGGCGGCGTGCTGCTCCTGCTGGTCGCCATCAAGGCGTTCAAGTGGGTTCGCCGCGCGATGTAATCGCGCTTACCGGGGCGGTGCCTGTGGCCGCCTCGGTTTCCCTGAGGGGGATGCCGATGGAAGGTTGGTTTTTGCTGCTCGCATTGCTCGGTGCCGCATGGATCATGTTTCGCGACTGATAGCATTCGTAGCCGTCGCGTGTTTGCCATCGGTGGCGTTTGGCGCTTGGCCGGATTGTGTCGATGATGGTGAGATAGCGGGCACCTGGTCCGCGGGTGGCAATCCTATAGTGGCCGATGCCTGTGGAGGTACGCCGGGTTCATATGAATCCGCTAAAGCGTGCGGCATCGCTGCGAGTGGCGGTGTTTTCCTTGAAACCTATCAGGAATATTGCAATTCCGGTGCGCCCGATTGCACGCAATATTTCTATCGCTTCAAGCGCACCGATGGTGTTTGGCCGCAATTTCTGATCAGTCGGACGGCTATCACTCCGGCAGTTTGTCCGGACGAACCAGAGTGTGAAGCGCTCATGAATCAGCGGCAATTGGGCACGCATACCGGCGGCGCGGAATACTCTCCGCCAGCGGATATTTGCGTCGATGGTTGCGCGGCGTTCAAGCGCGACATTCAGACCACCAGCGGCCCCACGCGTTACTGGCGCGTCAATGACGGCGGTGGCGTTTTCAATTACCTGGTGTCGTACCAGTTCACGGGCTTGCCGTGTGACGACGAGCCGGTAATACCCGTCGAGGATATGACTTCCGAGGGCGAGACTTGTATCGGGGATTTTTGCCGGGGTCCGCAGACTGGTGAAAATTGCGGGTTCCTCAATGACAAGTGGACCTGTCTTAACCAGGTGACGCCGGACAAGTGCTTTAAGAATTCCGACGGGTCTGTGGTCTGTGCGGAAACCGCGCCGATGCCGCCCAAGCCTGACAACGGCACGCCCGGGGTTCCTGCGACGCCCGATGCCACCGTGGAAGCGTGCACGGGCGCGAATTCCTGCCAGCAAATTAACCAGTACAGCAGCACGACCGTCGGCGGTTCGTCGCGGCCTGTGCCTGATGGCTCCGGCACGGGTGGGTCTGGTCCGATCGGCGGCGACGGTGAGGGTTCGGGCGAGGAAACCACGGGGCCAGTCGGCCAGGCATCGGGCGGTGCCGTCTGTGATACGCCGCCAACGTGTACGCATGATGACCCGGTGCAATGTGCAATGCTGAATCAGCAATGGCGTACGCGTTGCGTCGACGCGATTTCCGCTGAGGACGCGCTAGCGGCCATCGGGGCAACCGAAGCTGAACAAGAGGGCGACCTAACCGGCGGCGCGGATCCTATCGAAATCACGTCATTGAATGCCGATGGTGGATTTTCGGGTTCGTGTCCCGCTCCGATCAGCGTCACGGTGATGGGGCGGACGTTGTCCCTTGATATTTGGTTGCGCGCGTGCGAAATGGCGGTGCTGTTCGCGCCGGTCGTGATGATGATGGGCTATCTAATTGCGATTGGAATTATCGTCAAGGGAGTGAAGGCGTAATGGCGTTCCCGGTCGTAATTACTCTAGCGTCGGTGCTGTCGTACATTGCCGTGTCCCTGGTGACGCGCGTTTTGCTTGCAATTGGTTTCAGCGTTGCCACGTATTACGGAATCGGGGAATTGTTTGCTGACGCGGAAGCGTTCGTGTTTTCGAATTTCGGCGCGACCAGCAATTCCATCCTGCAAATTCTTGCAATGGCGCGCGTCGATGACTTCATGCGGTTGATGTTCTCGGCGTACTTGGCGACGCTTTCTCTGAAAGGGCTCACTGCCGCTGGTGGAATTGCGGTCGGTCGGTGGCTCACGAATTCGAGCGGAGGATGATACCGTGGCGAGCATTGACGTATCAGCGGTCACAACGGAAATTGCGGCACAAGTTCCCGGGCTGGCCGAAGTGGGTATTGCGGTTCTGTCGATCTATGTCGCGCTGGCGGCCTTCAAGTGGGTGAAATCGGCTCTGATGGGTGTGGAGAGCGATTTCGATTGGAATGATGAAGATATGCGCGAGGCTGAGCAGGTTGGCGGCGAATCGGACTATCACGAAGCGGTGAACCACCCGGACGAGGACGAACCGTGGAATCCGGAATGGGAGGAGTATTCGCTGGAAAATGATTTTAACTGCAGGAACGACGGCGGTTATTGATCGCGCGGGGGCGCAATGCTCAATCTAATCACGGGGCAACCTGGCAATGGCAAAACACTTTTCACCCTGGGCTTGGTTGAGAAATTACGTCTTGATCCTGCGAGCGTGGCAAGCAACCGGGAGGTTTATCAGTCGGGCATTCCGGAACTAAAGCTCCCGTGGAAAACGCTGGATGATCCGGCCAAATGGTGGGAGTTGCCGAACGGGTCCATCGTCGTCATTGACGAATGCCAGCGCGTATTCCCACCTCGCAAAACAGGTGCGGCTGTGCCGCGAGCGGTCTCCGAATTTGAGACACACCGCCATCGCGGGTTTGACGTCTTTCTCATCACGCAACATCCCCAGTTGCTTGACATTGCTGTGCGGAAGCTCACCGGACGGCACTACCACCTAAAGCGAACATTCGGCCAGGATTCGTCTACGCTCCTGCAATGGGAGGAATGCACGGACCCGAACGACCGGAGCGCGCGCAACAAAGCGCTCGTGTCGCGGTTCAATTTTCCGAAGGAACGCTTCGACCAGTACAAATCGGCCGATATGCACACGGTCAAGAAGGAGCTTCCCTGGAAGCCGATTCTCACGTTGGCGGCTGCCGTGCTTGGTGTTATTGGCCTGGGGTGGTTTGCGGCGGATCGGTTGATGAGTCAGGGCGAAGTCGAAACAGAATCTGCTGAAGTGCGGCCAGGTGGCGAGCGTATCCCGCCGACCGATCAATGGAACGCTGCCAGCCTTACGCCCCGGGTTCCGCATTGGCCCTGGTCGGCTCCGCACTACGACGGCCAGGTTAAGTTGGTGTCGGTTCCGCGGATTACCGGGTGTATGTCTTTGCAGGTCGGCAACGTGCGAACGTGCAAGTGCTACAACGGCCAGGGCGATGCGAACGTAGCGTCCGACGTTTGCCGCGATTTCATGGCGGGTCGTGTGTTCGATCCGACGCGGGAGGTGCCGGATATCAAGGCCGAGAATATTGCACGGTTGGACGCGGCCTCTCCAAAAGGAAACGGCTCCGGTTCCGACGGAACCGGAGCCGCTGAGCGGCCAGTCGTCCCCGGCCGTTAGGCCAGGGGCTCCGTCGCTTCGAAGTATTCGGCTGGCATCGCATCCAGCCATTGCTCGCGGATGCCTCGCAGGAACGCCAGGTCACTCAATGTCGCTTCGAACATATCGGAATCTGCTTTCAAGTATTCAAGATTCCTCGAGGTTTCGCGTTGCAGGCATCCTAAGGCGTAGCCGATTTCGGCAAGCTGGCGGCGGGTCATCTGCACGGTAACGGTGAGCTTCTCATCACCAGTTGGATTCGGAAGTACAGTAATCATGCTGCGCTGCTCCTGGTTATAGCCGCTCAAAAAAAGGGCGGCCTCACTTACCCGTAGACCGCAACCGGCCCAGGGCGCGGCAACTGTACGTCACCCGCCGTCCGAATTCCGTGACAGGGTTGGTAGCTGGCACGGAATTCGGCAAGCCGCCATGCTCGAGCGTGGCCCTGCGACAGCGCAAAACCGGGGCGGGTCAGGATTTCCCAGGGCTGCGGTGCGACGCGGGAAGGGCACGCTCTACGGGCGCGTTAGCGAAGCATCTTGGGTAGGGCGTCCGTCATCTCCGGGCCGCGGGGGAGCTTGCCTCGGCTCGTTCTCTTTGCTACGTTCGCGTCGTGGCCGCCAACCTCAAAGAAAACCCGCTCCAACCTCTAGCCGAGACTCTGGCGCAAGAGTGGTATGTTTCGGGGGTCCGCGGCGGCCATTATCTAAGTGCGTGTGAAAGCGGCCTAGACGCTGCCCTAGCCGTGGCAATGGACCTTGCGCGGCGCGGTTATCGCGTGTCGGTGCGCACGGTCGATCCGGATGACCCGGATTCCGTAGCGTTCGAAGTCTGGAGCGATACGCTGTGACATTGCCCTTCGTCGCACGTCATGGGACCGGGTGCGGCCGCGTAGCGGCCGCCCCGGGCCCTGGGCTTGTCGATAAGGAAACAAGTAACGATGACCGCCCGTCCTTCTCGTGTACGCGCACCAATCACGGCCTCGAGCGCGACGTATATCGCGAACTTGACCTCCAGCGTCGTTTGCGCAAATTGCGGCGCGTTGTTGTGGCTTCGGCTGAGGCTTGCCGTGATTCCGCAGAACGGGCAGGCGCGCGCCCGTCTGCTGTCATGGTCACGG